ATCGACACACCACTCACCCACCAAGGAGAAGCAAAATGAACGTCCTCAAACACATGGAAGCCGTCTTCATCGCCGCCGCCCTGATCGCTGTTCCAGTCGGCTATCTGGCCAAGGTATCGGACGCCAACGCCAACGCGTTCACTGCAAGCAGCGCGGCTATTGCCAGCGGCGCCAAGGTTGCGACCGTGACCGTGACCGCCAAGCGCCTGAGCAACGCCGAGAAGTCGCAACTGCTGGCACTGGATACCGTCACCGCAGCGAGCCGGCTGTGAGCGCGGTCGGTCGTCGCGGCGCTGCCCACGGGCGGCGCGCGGCGGCCAGCTGGACGGGCACCGCCACCAAACTGTGTCAGATGTAAATATCCGCATCCCAAAGCGCGCCCGTACCTAAAGGCGATCCGCCAGAATTACAGAAATTCGTCGAATATTTTCCGAAATCACTTCGCGCTCACCTTCTTCCAGCCGCCCCGCAAATCGTCGTACTTCGCCGTCATCTGCGCGCTGCGATGGCCGAGGATAGCCTGCGCAAAATCCGCCCCGAACTCATCTCTGTAGAGCCGCTCGGACAAGCTGCGAATCTCGTGGAAAGTCGGCGGTGTCCGGCTCTCCGATGCCGTGATTCCAGCAAGCTCGCGCGCCTTCGCAAACGCGATCGTCACCGAGTTCGCCGCCACCTTGCCGCCAGGCGTGGCCGTCGATACGCGCTCGGTGTGGTGCACCAAGTGGCGCGTCACGATCAGGTCACGGCATCCAGCAATCACCTCCGCTACCGACACGCCCACCTTTGCCAGCTTGATCGAACCGTCGATCTGCAGGCGCGTCTCGCCGCCCGACTTCCCTTGCGCTACGTGCAAGTATCCGTCGTGGTAGTCGGCGAACTTCATGTTCACGATGTCGTCGCGCCGCTGGCCGGTCACCAAGGCCAGCATCATCGCGTTCTTCGCCCACGTCGATGCCTGCGCATGGATAAGCCAGAACTGCTCGAGACTCATGCGCTCGCGTTTCACCTTGTACTCCGGGTTGAACGTGGCGGTCACCGGGCTTCGCCCGACATCGATCACACCCTGCGTTTCGGCCCACCTAAAAATGTCCCCCAGCTTCGAGCGCATGTTGCGCGCGTGGCCGGCGCCGCTCTCCTTCGCGAACGTGTCGAGGAACTGGGCCACATGCATCGTTTCGATGTGCCGCATCTTCATCAGGCCGATGTTGGCCGCGGCGATCTTGCGGATCAGGCTGTTCGCCCCATAGCGTGTGTTCGCTGTCGGCTGTACCTTCGCATCCCACAATTCACGGTAGACGGGCAGCCACTCGATCAGCGTGTAATCGCTCTTGCCCATCACCCAATCGACCAGCGATGACGGCTCGCGCATCGCTGCCGCTGCGTTTGCCTGCTTCGCCGCGAGAATCGCTTTGGCACGGTCCTTGCCGAGCCCTTTCTGCGTTTTCTTCGCGGCGTCGCGGTAGTAATAATATCCTCCAGTGTTCACATACAAATTGGGCGGCAAGGCCCGGTTCTTCGCCAATCTCTGCCGCCCCATATCACTCCACGTACTGCGCGTCGCGCTTTACCTGCCATGCCTTCCCGACCTTCTTCGGCTGCGGCGAGATGTGGCCATCGTGCACCCAGCGCAGCAGCGTGTTCTGGTGCGGGATCTTCGAGAACATCATCGCGGCCCACTCCTGCAGCGTGACGTAGCGTGATTGAATTGCCTGTTTTGTGCTCATCTTATTCTCCTATTCAATTCCCGAATCCAGGTAACGTCGGCGCTCGCGCGGTGGCCGCGCTTCGCCGATACCTGGTCGAATCATTCCGCGCGTGCTCGGCGCCGGCGCGGCCAGTACACGTCGGTCGAATCCGTCGCGGCGCTCGGGCATCAGCAGCCCTGCACCCACCTGGTTGCGCCAGCGGCGGTCGGGGCCCCGGGCGATCACGGCACCGCCCTTTTGGACCCAACCACCCACAGCCAGGGGTTGGCGTGCCAGCTACTTGAGCCTTCGAACCGCTCCAGAAGCGGTACTTTCATCCACTTACGACCCCGGATTAATCTGCTAATTAAACGAGCCAGTGATAAAATTTCCTGATGAAAAATATATTTCTGCGGCTTAATTACCAATTTTTTTTTGGCGGATTTTTTGCCTTCACAGCTACAGTGGCACTTGTCTGGCTCGGGTTTATTCTTGGTCTTACTAAGTCCGATTGGGGTACTTGGGTCGGATCGGTTGGTACAGTTGCAACGTTGATCGGAACGATATGGATTGCTACTGAAGCTGCGCGACAGCGGCGCAGAGATGAGACAGATTTCGCAATCATTGCAGCGGCTGAATTCACATTCAGACTTCATTCGATGCAAGACACACTTCGAGGCGTCATAGAAAGGCTTCCAAGCATACGAAACGGCGCCTACGGTGACATTTTCAAGGAATGCTGCGAACAGATTCAATCCGCAGAAATTTGGAGAGCAGAAGATCTTAAGCCTCTCGTGATTATCCCGGGGCACTTGGCTGCTAACTTGGCTTTTGAAGCAACGCGTATCCGCGCAATCGCAAGCGATCTGGTCGCTGCAAAAAATTCTGAGTTGCTTACTATTGCCGAAGTTCTCGAGGTTGAAAGAGTCCTTACCCTGAAACTGAAAATAGCTATTCAGGAGCTGGAAGAGCCAAGTCGCGTCTGTGCCGAATTCCTTGCAAAACACGATTTTCATAACACGCCTCTGGTATAACGCTGCAAAAAATTCTACGGTTTTCATAGTTCGTTTTCCGAGAAAAGCCGCGGTTGCACGGCCCCATTCTGGTAAACAACGTCCATGATTGTTGTTGCAATTGGCTCGTCACCTTCCCAGCCATGCGGCCAGGTTTCTAACCCGATCAGCTCACGGATGCGCGCTTCTTCCTCCGTGTTGATTAGGTCAATCTCAGGCCGTCCGAGTGCGCGAGCCGCCACGTTGACCTCATTCTGGATATTGAGCACTCGCTGCAGGCCCATCAGGCGCGCATCCAGGGTAATTGGTCCCATACGCTGCGGATTCTTGGCGATACTACCGTCCTTGAGCAGCTCGGCGCCGGCCTTGCGTAGCCGGTGCTGCGGTTCGCGCAACTCGCGCCACAACGGCCGTAAGCCCTTGAGCGGCGCCAGGTAAGACCAGGCGGGCAGCAACAGCACGCTGTCGAGTGCCTTATCTTCCTGAGCAAGCGCGCAGCCAATGCAGCCGGTGCGCGCATTTATTTCCTCTGCCTCGTCACCACCATAGGCGTCGGCGATCATGGCTGTGCTCCAGTCACCAAATTCCGCCGCTGGTGCCCAATGTTTCAGCCACTCCCAAACGTGGCAGACGCGCCAGTGCAGCAGGGGCGCCAGAGTAGCCAGCCGGCCGCGCAGGCCTCTCGCGTTCGGCAGCACCTGCTGATACCACCCTTGGCCGCACTCGGCACCATCCTTCCCACAGCTCATCTCGATTCGGCGATCGCGGATGGCGCTCTCGCCCTGGCGCACGCCAGTAATCATCAGGATCTGACCGTTGAGCTGGTCGAGGCGGTCACGCAACGCCTGTTCCATCGGGTCGATCTTGATCTGCCGCGTGCACCAGCGCAGCGTGTTGTTGTTCGGTGGTGGCACGCCGCGGCCGAGAATGTAGACCATGAACCGCTTGTCCATCGGTGCTGTCACGACGTCAACCTGAATGCCGAGCTCTTCGAGCTCATCCATGATCTGGCGTGCGGCAACCGCCAGTGGCGGCAACTCCTGGCGCGTATCCGCATAGAAAACGGTCAGCGACTTCGGACGCTCGATCTTGCCGGTATTGAGCAGCCACATAATCAGCGTCAGCGTGGCTGAGCTGTCCTTGCCGCCCGACCAGGCCACTCCCCAATGCTCGTGGGTAGCGCCATAGGCCTGTAGCGACTGGATCGTCAGTTCGATCGAGTCCGTCATTTGAAGGCGCTTCACGCCGGCGCCAAAGATGTCAGCCTGATTCATGCTCATGTTAAGATTTCTTTCTACGCAATTACTTGGAGACTGACGTGATCGTTTATGTTTGCACCCCAATCGACCACCACTGGGAATTTCTAAAAACAGTAAAGGAGACGGCAGCCGAACTTGGGGCGAGAGACGCGCAGTTCCGTTTTGAGGCAGGTTCTCGTCCCTTTTCTCTTGAAATCTCAATCGACTCCTTCCTAGCCGATTGGGAGGAAGCAAAGGGCGCAGCATCCCAAAACGGCTGGGAGGGCGACTTCCGAGAAGAGCCACGCGTCTTCTGGTTACCCGATGAGACCGGATTTGAATACGCTTTCGCATTCAAGCAAGATAACAATGGGACTACTTTTGTCGTCTCTCCAGTGCGGCTTCCCTGGGTCGAAAAGTTCGCTTCCTAGTCTCTAAGCCGCTTCTTCGATCAGGGATTTCTGATCCTTGTCGACAGCCAACGAATCACCTTCATCCAGCAGCTTCGAGCGCTGCTCGATCACGATCGTCACGTAGCCGCCTTCGGCATCGGCCAAGCTGTGCGCCCAGTCGCCCTTGGCCAGAGTCAGCACTGCCTTGACGCCGTCTTTGAACACGACCTGGTCGACGTTGGCAGTGAAGGTCAGGCGCCCGTTGCTGGCAATGATGTCAATCGCGTCCTTGACCGCCTCGCGGCAGTCGTTAGCCACAGTACCGAGTACGCGCTGCTGCTCGCCTTCCTTGAGGTCGATCCATGGCTTCGACAGGATCTTGAGGTGTTTTGTCACAGCCTTGATCAGCGATCCGAGCAAGAACTCCTGGGCATAGTCCTTCCCAGTAGCGACACCGTGCACGCCCGGGCGTGCGAACACCGCATATGGGCCATCATCGTGCTCGCCCACCACGACCAGGCGCCAGTTGTCACCTGGTGGGACCGACGGCACCCAGGCACTAACGTCGTCGTTCCCGCTAAACCAGGCGGCGGCGATTTCCTTGGCATTCGTATCGTCGACCAGCTGCAGCACAGCGACTTCGCTGCCGTTGATCACGGCCCCGGCCGCCAGGTCTTCGTCAGGCAAAGTAAAGTCGGCGAACGCCGGCAGCGCGCCGTAACCGTTCTTGTTGCGCTTCAAAGCGCCGTTGTCGTTTGCTGCAGCAGCTTTCTTGGTGGTGCTCATGGTCACTTCTCCTGGGTAATTTGATTTTTAGGGTCCTGCAGGTACTGCTGGTAGCGCCGGCGGATCCGCTCATTCCAGCGTGCCTGGGCGGCCGTGTCGCGATCGAGCTCCGCGCGCGAGCCGACCCCGCACACTTCCTTCACGCGCTGCGCTGCGGCCTGTTCGCCGTCGACGCCGAGGAAGCGCTGGAAGTCCTGCTCGCGGCATCGCTGGACAGTCCACAAGCACGCGCGCAGGCCGGCCATGGTCAGTCGATCTTCTTGAACGGGAACTGCTCAGCGAACGGCTTGATGTGCTTGTAGAAGTGGGACCCGATCGACTCGGCGCTCTCGAACTGCTTGAACTGCTCCGCGTCGACGTTCTGGTAGTAGTACGTGTTGCCCGTCCCGGCGCCGCGCTTGAACTGGATGGCCAGGGTGTTGTTGGCGGCGTCGTGGCCAATCGCTGCCAGCTGCGACGATTCGATCGGGGTCATGGTGATGCTGATTTCGGTGGTGGACATGCTTTTCTCCTGTGGTGGTGGGTGGTGCGGGTTACGCTGCAGCGCGGGCGCCGCGCACGTTGGTAATGTGGTCGATCAGGGAAGTGCAGATAGCCGGGAAGTCGGACTCGTGGTACAGCACGGCGGCGCGATCGCGGCCGGCCGCGGCGAAACCCAGCGAACTGAGGAAGTCGGCGGTGAGCGAGAAGCCCAGGCGCTCGGCGATCTGGCCCAGGCGCAGGCCTGGCGGCGCAGTGCTGGAGAAAGTCGGGCGCACGGCGGCGATCGGCCTCATGTTTGCCGGTGCCGGCTGTACTTCTTGGAAGTCGACGTCGTCCACCGGCGTCTCGGTCACTGGTGTGGCTGTAGCAGCGGATGCTGCGGCGCGCGCTGCAGCTTCTGCCTGGGCCTGGGCCTCGGCGCGCTGGCGCGCTTCTTCCTGCTGCTGGCGCGCGCGTTCCGCTTTCTCGGCTTCGGCGCGCTGGTGGCTTTCGATCCTGGTGTTCACGGCCAGGCGGAAATCGTCGTCCTGCTTTTGAATCACGCTCTGCAGGTCGGCAAACAGAAACTCATGGCCGGCCGCATGCTCGCGGTACCAGGCCAGACGGCTGCGCACGCCAGCGGCGATCGCATCGACTGAAATCTTGGCGTTGGCCAGCTCAGTGTCGACCGCGTCCTGCAGCGTAGCCAGGGTGCGCTTGTTCTTCATGGCGCCGGCGAAGTCACGGGTTTGGAACACCAGGCGCAGCGGCGCGATTTCCTGCTCGAGCGCGGCGACGTGCTCCTGGAACGCCAGCTTCACCTGGGCGAGGATTCCGGCCTTGATCAGTTCCTTCTTATCTTTCACGGTGCGGGTCAGTACCAGGCGCTTGGCGCGCAGCTGCTCACTGATGTGATCGATCGTGCGCATCAGATCAGCGATGTCGGCGGTCTGCTCGAGCGCGGCGCGTTTCGCCTGTTCGAGATCACCTTCGGCCTGCTCGCAAAACTTGACCGTCGCTTCGGCGTCAGCGAAGTCCTGGTCGGTGAGCAGATCGGTCTTGATGCTGGCGATGAAGCGCTCGGCCTTCGCCTTGAACGTCGGCAGGTTGCTGCGCGCCACCTTGCCTTCGATGTGGATGCTCAGCGCCGGCAGCTGCATGATCGGCTCGGCTTCCGGCTTCGTGGCGTACTCGGCCGGGACGTAGCTGGCGAGGTCGCCGGCGAACTGCGCCCAACCGGCGCGGATGCGTTCCTGCCAGACTGGATCCGGCAGCACGTCCATGTGCTGGAAATTTTCGAGCGAACCGTCGGAGACGACGAACTTCACTTTGCCAGCGCCGGTTACCATCATGATCTGCTGGCACTGCGGCATGTACTCGTCGGGCAGCTGGCCAGCTTCAACGGCGTCGGCCAGGGCTGCGTTCCACTGCTTGTGCTCGAAGGCGACATCACCGGCCATCGTCAGGCCGTCGCACGATGCTGACAGCAGGCCTTCCGAACAGGTCACCGGATACAAGTCGTCATCGATCAGGTTTTCAACCAGCGGGCGCGCCGCAGCTTCGACCAGGTGGCCGTGGTCGAGGATGTTTTCCTGCACCCAGTTCGAGAATTCCTGTGGCGTGCCGGTGTGCTTCATGTGCAGCAGCTCGGTCCGCTTTACGCGCGACGATATTCCCAGCATGGCGGCAGCTTCACTGGCGCCAAAGTGCTCGAGGCGAAACAGGCCCCAGTCGGCACTGCCCTGGACGAGGTCATGAATTTGCATAATCTTGTTCTCCGTATGGTGATGGTGTGGGTTCCCGCTTCCGCGGGAATGCCAGGGATCAGTCGTTTTCGTGGGCCCAGCTGTCGATCGTCAGGCGCTGGTCTTCGGTAAGGATCTGCCGGGTTTGGATCATGGCCACCAGCTGCGCCACGGTCTTTTTGCCGCTGACGATCTCATCGCGCCAAGCAGCTTTGTTCTTGTCGAATTTCTCCACGGTGCACATCGGCAGGTCGCCTCCGCGCTGCTCGCTTGCACCGGCCTGGCTGGTGGTGCCAGCGCCGCGCACCTCACCGGTGTCTTTGTCCACGACCTCTGCCTGGTCGTCGTCACGCTCGTCGACCACAACCATCTCGCTGTCGATCGTGAAGTGCTTGTTGGCGTCCACCGCCGTAGCCACGTCAACAGCGCGCTGCACCTCGATCGATTTCGGCATGTACTTGAGCACCTGGAGCAGCACCACCTTGCGAGCGTACATCTCCATGTTCTGGCCGTTCTTCTCCAAGGCGTAGTGGCGTGCACCGACCTTGTTGAACTTGTTCAGGTGCTTCACGACGCGGTCCATCGTCCACACCTCGATCACCGGGAACTGGCTACCGTTGACACGGCCGACGGCGTAGACGTGCGTGATTTCTTTCCAGGTGTCGCCGCCGGCGCCAGGACGGTGCTTCACGTATGGAGCGTCACCCAGAGCCCAATCGAACTCGTCGCCCACATACACGGCGCCAGTCCAGACTGTGGCGCGGCCGGCGCGCGAGACCAGGTCGACCAGGCCTTGCCAGCCCGGGACGAACGTGGCTTTGCCGCCGTACGGCACCAGGTAGCCCTGCCCGCCCACGCCGATCTCGAGGCCCAGCTGCGACGCAACCACGACCGAACCGAAGATGCTGTGCAGGTCGCACTTCTGAAGCGCGGCATTCTGGCTGAATGCGGTCATGGTCAGGCGAACCATGCGATCGGGGCTGATGTGCTTCGGCAGCGCGTTGGCGATCTGGCCTTTGTACTTGTCCAGGAAGGTGCTCAGGCTCTTGGCTGGGCTGGCGACTACTTGATTCATGGGGTAATTCCTCTCAGGTTAAAAGCCAAAAACGTAGGTGCGCAGTGCACGCGCTACCGCCTTGCGTGGGCCGAAGCCGGCGCGCAGGCTCAATCGATACTGGTTGCGGAAATGGCGGATCACGATCACCACCCCGCGATCTGGCGGCGCTGCAGTTCGATCTGCACCTGGCGGCGATGCTCGGCAGCGATCAGGCGCGCGGCCTCAAAGCGGACGGCTTCGAAGTACTCGATGTTGCCGTCGGATGTGGCCAGCTGGACGGCGGCGATGCGCAGACGCAGCGGCTTCATCAGCTTGCGCACCAGGCGGCGTGCGACGCGGTAAATAGGTTTGGTGGCAATGCTCATCCCTGCTCTCCTTCGTTGGCGCCGGCGCGGCCGGCTTCGGTATTGGGTGTTCCGGCTTTGTCGATGTCCGGCATCGGCCTGTGCGCCCCAGGCTGGCGGCACCTGACGTAGTGCGAACGGGGCATGCGCTGATCCCACAGTCCCTGTTTTTTGAGCCGGGCCTGCCAAGGCGCGCTTTACCGGGCGCGCCGCACGTTCGGTTCAGGCGGCGATGCTGTCGAGGTAGCGGTCGATGCGGTCGGCGGTCGATATCTCGCGGTTCTCGCGCTCGGTCGCAGCTAGCTCGAGCTCGGCCATCGCCTCCGCTTCAGTCCAGATTAGGTCGGTGATGACGCCCTGCAGGCTGTTGGTGCCGGCGAGCGATTCGAGGATCAGGGTAGACAGCGCTTGGTCGTCGGTGAGGTATTCGGCCAGGCAGTCGCGGATCAGCTTCGATGCTTTTGGCTTGTCAGCGCGAACAGCGGCCAGCAGGCCGGCTGACTTCTGGTGGGTCAGGTCGATCAGCGCCTTCGAGCGCAATTCTTCAGGTGAGGCGGTGCGGTGCATGCTCTTCTCCAGTCGGCTGCTCGGCGAGTGCTGAGCAGGTTTCGATAGAGCCACTTTAGCGTCTACTAAATCTGACGTCAAGCATTCACTAAACTTTTGTTTGAAAATAGTCTTTCCCGAGTTATCTTGAGCAGCCGGTCCAAGCTGCTGACGAAAAAAAGCCCGCTAGTGCGGGCAAGGGGGGGATAGAACGAACTTGGTAAAAAACAGCTAGCGACCGCAGCGAGAGCTGATGATCGCTACTCGTACAAGTTTGACGCTGGCGAGTGGGTTACTGTCGTTGGCGACTGTTGCCTGGATTTCTGACAATTCTCACTCTACTCGATTTCAGGAGGAGTTGATTTGGAAAGTCGGCGCCGCACCTTGTCGATGTCCTCTGCTGCCTCCAGCCTCTCAGGCATTGTTCCACCAATGTCCTGAATTGCCTTTCGCACTTGCCTGCCAACTTGGTAGTGAGCCGCGTTTGCGTTCGCTTTTCCCTGAACTCGTTCCCGACGCAACTTGTCTTCAGTTTGCGTAGCGCGAAAAAGATTCGCAGCCAGTTCAGTGCTGCCCATGTGATTAAGGATATTGGCTTTTGTCGGCAAACCCTTTGCCGATTGAATTCCGCGACGGTCGAGTCCGCCGTAGAGTCCTTCATAGCCTTTATTCTGGAAAACTGCGAAATCCAAGGGATCTTGCACACCCGACTGCTTCGCAGCAGAGACGAGTTTCTTATTGTGGAGACTCATTTCGTCTCGCAGCATCACTCGCCGCTGCTCTTCTGACAAAACCGGCTGCGAGATGTGATCTTCTAATTCTTGCCGACGAGTTTGAACAGCGAAGTAGGTTTGAGCAAATGCGACCTGCTTTTTTTTAGAGTCGCCGTTTTGCGCAATTAGATAAGCGCCGTAACGGGTAACGTGCACATCTTTAATCGACCGCTCCGCTCCTGACCCAATCGCCACCATCTTACTGACGTCGGAAAAATGGTCGCCGACGACCTGCCCACTCTGATGACACGATATTTGCGCCTTGACGACAACGCGCTCAAAATTCTTCCAGTTATCCCCATAGCCGAGCAAAGACATTAGCTGTCTTGCGCTCCAGTATTCAACGTTATTATCATATTGAACAGCCTCCTCGAACGCCGTGATTAGCTCTTCAACTGTTCCTCCATACGGCTCAGACGGCTCAGAAATCTGCACCGCTGAATGCTCTGCTTCCATCGGTTGCGCAGTTTGGACTGGTGCTTTTCCCGACAATATTCTTCTCATCTCGGCGAGTTTAGAACGAGCGTAGTCCTTGTCAATTGGTTTATCACCTGTTTCGTCTGCCATATATCTCCCGCTATAAAAAACCCCACTTTGGCGGGGCTACACTTTCAATAACCGCGAAGTGGTACCAAGTGACTTTGGCTTGCTGGCAGAGGCGCAGACTGGCCGTAGGGATTGGGCACCGTTGTCCGCTGCGGATAGGTAGACGAATCCGTTGACTGCACAGGACGCGGTGACGAATAGCCATAATTGCTCTCTGGCTCTTTCGTACCTTCCTTCCCGGTATAAGGATTCACGTTCCCCTTGGTGCTGTAGTTGTCCATGCGGGTGTTGTTCGCAGAGGATCGATAGTGCGGGGCCACGTAGGTTCCATCCTTCTTGGTATAACCTTGGACACTGGTTTGCGCCACAGCTGAAGCGGCCCCGATCGCAAGAAACACGGCGAATATTGCTTTAATTTTCATACCATCCCCTAATTCGGCAAAAGGCGTGCCGGCCACCACCCCGCGCCACCATGGGCGGGATTAACTGCATTAGTTGTTCTTCCAAAGCTGACCGCTAGCACCACAGTTTCGCTCAAGCCCTACCATTATTTCCTGTGCGGTATAACGCCTCAAGTTATAGCTGGCCACAGAATAATCCACGTATGCTCGACAATTTGCTGGAAGGCCCGAGCTTCCGAAGATGGGCCTGTCGTTATCAACAGGCGCTACCGCATATCCGAAAATGAAGCCCATCAGTAAGAAGAAAGTTGGAAAGACGAATTTTTTCATTGTAGCGCCTTACCTAAGCCTAGTACGAGACTGAGCGAACATGACCTTATGTTTGCGCAGCTGATCCAGCAGTCGCGCTTAGGCCGAAGAAGAAACCAAGATAGTAGAAAAAGCCGGTATTTGGACGTCCGATTATTTCTACACTTCGTAAAAAGCTAACATCGAACAGAGAAAACATCCAAGATATAAGGTTGACACAAAACGCAATTGGAAAAATGAGGCCATGCCAAAAACCAGAAAAGAAACCATATGGATCACTAACCGCGCCCGACGTGTAATGGGCTGCGCAACCGGATATCGTTACTGTGGCGATAACTATCAAGACCAATGCGGATTTTTTCATAACCTAAATATGCGTGCTTTCTTTGCGAACCACCTTGCCGATAATTATGCACTCCGCTCCCTTACATGATTTTCGGTGATATTTCCGCTGATCTGAGTTATCGGACGTAAGCCACCACATGCCGGCGTCGCGCACCATGCGCTTCACCACCACTTCGCCTTCGTAATTCACCGCATATACCGTGCCGTCGACCAGTGCCTTATCGGCCGTGTTCACCACGATGACATCACCATCAAATAGGGCCGGCTCCATGCTCTCGCCACGCACAATTATCGCAAGCAGGTCCGAAATCACGAACCGCTCGCTACGGATCCATTCGGTCGGCACCCCCATCGTTTCTCCTTCGTGGTGCTCGGGCTCAACCTGGAAGCCGGTGATACCGGCTTGCACCTTTATCTGCACCTTCATGATCTGCGTCAGGCTCGCATCACCATCGCCAGCGGCATGCACGCGCTTCGCTCCAGGTGGTATTGGTGCCCGACTATCTTTCGACGTATTCACGTCACGGTCGAGAAATTTCTCGCCCATTTTGTAGTCGGCCTCAAGTCGACGTGCGACACGCTCGCCGAAGGAGCCGTTTGCCTTGAGCTGCGAAAAAAGACTGCGCTCCTTTACTGGCGTGCCGTTCTCGGCCACCCAGCGTCTCAAATTTTCCCTGCGAGTTTCGGTGATGTCCATTCGCAATAGTTTAGGGTTTTCTAAATTAGTGTTCACTTGACTTTTGATTTAGCACTTACTAAACTGCGCCAATGGACCTTAAAACCTACATCTCATCTGAACGCGGACGATCAGCGGCACTTGCTGCCGAACTGGGCGTCTCCCCTTCCTACCTCTCGCAAATGGCGAATGGGATCGCTCCAATTTCGCCGGAGCGCTGCGTCGAGATCTGGCAGAAGACCGCTGGTGCGGTCACTCGCCAACACCTACGACCCGACGACTGGCATCGCATTTGGCCTGAACTGGTCGACCGGTCATCGCCACAACCCCAGCCGCAGTAAAGCTGCGGCTTTTCACGCCCCTGCAGTTGCCTGCCAGCTGCTGCCTACCCGAATTCCAGCAACACCCCTCGTAACCCGCACCACCAAGGAGAAAAACCGTGAGCCTCAACCCGAAGACCCGCACGCAAACCGTCGAAGTTCTGTTCAACCCAGCTGAGCTGTCCGGACTGGACAGCATCTGCCAGTCGTTCGGCATCGCGCGCAGTACGTTCCTGCGCGGCCTGAGCAACAACGCAGTACGCACGCATGGTACGAGCCAGACGCATCAACAGGAATCCCGACGTTGTCCGGGTCCCGGTCGAGCAGCTGGGCGCGCGCGCGGCGTCAACAACACGCGGAGGCATCTTTGATGGGTTCCGACTGCGCCACGAGAAATCAACGAAGCAACGGCCTGATGCACCACCAAGGCCCGAAAGGAAATGAACGATGGACAGACCAGCACGTGGCCCCGATGCCTCGAAGCTGCTCGCGATGGCTGACAACGTCGTGATCCGCAACCGGGTCTTCAAGCGTGCGCGCCGAACCGACGATGAATCGCGGGAATACGGCCGCCTCAACAAAAGTATCAACGCCCTGGCAGAGACGGCTGAAAAGCTGCGCAAGGCCGGGACGGTGGGGGAATGATGGATCAAGCAATCATATCGCTCGACATGATCCGCTCGAAAGCGCGCGCTGCGTTTGATCGCGGCGTGGGTCGTGACGGGCACAACTTCAACTGGCACTCGACGGAGACGATCGCGATCTGGCAAGCCGAGTGGGATAAATGCGCGACTGAGCAGCGTGAGGCATCACCGCCATGACAGCGCTCGACACTGGCGCACCACCCGCACCACTCACCCCGATCGACTGCGACCTGCGCGACTTCGCCTTCATGCCGCTCGACGTCGTGCGCCTGCGCGACAGCGATCTGGCCGTGACCGCCGAGGCCGATGAGTTCCGCTGCGCCGTGCTGCTGTGGTGCGCATCCTGGCACCAAGTTCCGGCCGCAAGTCTTCCAGACGACGATAAGATCCTGGCCCAGTACGCCGGCTACGGCCGCGTCGTGAAGGAATGGCAAAAGGTGCGCACTGGCGCCCTCCGTGGCTGGGTGAAATGCGCGGATGGCCGCCTGTACCACCCAGTCGTCGCCGAGAAGGCCAGTGAAGCATGGCTAGCGAAACTGCGACAGCGCCTCAAAACTGAGTGCGCCCGCATCAAAAAACACAACGAACGACACGGGACAAGCATCCAGTTTCCCGAATTTGAATCATGGCGTGATGCTGGTTGTCCTGTGGGACAGCCGTTATTTGTCCCTAGCGACAAGTCGCAGATGTCGCAGGGACAGCGCCCCAATGTCACTGGTGAAAACCACTCCAAGGGACAGGGAGAGGGACAGGGACAGTTAACTACTAAAAACAAATCATCGTCATCTCACCCACCAACACCGCGAGACGACGATTCCTCGTTTGGACCACCGCCTGGCCAAGCTGCGGATCCCACACGCGCTGAGCAGGTCAGGCAGCTGCTGCTGACCCAGGACATCGTAACGACCTCAGGAAACCCGTTCGTGATCGCCTGGTCGCAAGACCCGCAGGTCACGGATGAAGTGCTCACCGTCGCCATCGCCAAAGCCCGCAAGACCAAAGGCGCCGAGGAGATTGTGCCGAAGTACCTGGCCAAAACCATCGCAACCGTGCTCGACGAACAGAGCGCTCCAGTGCTGACAGGCTTGGCACCTGGTCGACCAGCACATGCCGCAACGCCGGCGCCGAACCGCAGGCCCAAAGGCAACGAGCCAAAAGGCACGGACGAGAGCTACGACGAGTGGCAGGCCCGGGTTGACGCCTACGAAGCCGCCAGGCGTAACGGCCAAGCCGCATGACACGCGAGCACGATCCCTGCGGCATGTGCGACCGCTTCCCACCAGCAGCGTCCGTGAAAGAAGGGGCAACTGCACGCACCGGCTACTGCTCGGGATGGGAGAAGGACGTGCTGTCGACCAATCGGCCCTGCGTGCTGTTCAACGAGCGCGGGACGTGGGCAGCGAGGCAGAGGCAGCAGCGAATCAGCCGGGATCAGTTTCCTAGGGATCGCAAGGTAGCCAAGGTTTGACGACCGAGACCATTTCGCGCGCGAGAGCGCCGCAACAGCAAGACCATAGGAGAAAAGCAACATGACCACTATCGCCCCGAGCATTGGCCGCATCGTCTGGTACCGCGGGAAGGACGGCAATGTGCGCGCCGCCATTGTGACCCGCGTCCATGGAGACTTTTGCCTGAACCTGTACGTGTTCGGGCTGGACGGCCTGGACGTCGACTGCTGCATGAAGGAGGACGTAACGCACGCGGATCCGGAGCAAGAACCGGACTGCGTCCCGTCCTGGCACTGGATGCCGTACCAGGTCGAGCAGGCCAAGAAGCATGCCGCAAGCCTGGTGCCTCTGCCGGCAGGCGGTCCATTCATCAACCTGACCTTCGGCGACGCTCTGGTCGCGCTGAAAGGCGGCGCCAAGGTCGCGCGCTCTGGTTGGAACGGCAAGGGCCTGTTCGTGTACTTGGTGCCTGCCGCGAGCTACGCAGCGCAAACCGGTGCCGCGAAGTCGTTCTTCGGCGACGGCGGCATGGTTCCGTACAGCGCGTATCTGGCCGTGAAGAATGTCGACGACACCGTGAGTACCTGGGCGCCGAGCTGCAGCGATGCGCTGGCCGAGGACTGGCTGATCGTCCAATAACGCACCACGCCCGGCCGCGCGCCGGGCCACAACAACGACAAGGAGAAGCACCACATGATCACCCTCACCCTGCCCTACCCGCTGTCGGCGAACCGCTACTGGCGCCCGGTGAAGCTGGGGCCCCGCATCAGCATCGTGCCCACCAAAGAAGCCAAGGCGTTCCGCGCTGAGATTGCCGCAGCGTGCCGCGACCAGGGCGTGCGTGCGCCCATCACGGGCCGCGTGCACGTCGATGTGAAGCTGTACCCAGGTCGACCGCTCGACTGGCAGAAGCGCATGCGCAAGGAAGGCGGCGCCTGGGACGACACCGTTCGCTGCATCGACATCGACAACGCGAACAAGGTGCTGCTCGACGCACTCAAGGACGTGGCGATCGACGACGACAAGTGGGTGCGCAAGCTGACCAGCGAGCGCATGGAACCGGATGGCCAAGCGCGCGTGGTCGTGACGATCACGGCGATCGCCACGGTGCGGCCGCAAGCCGATCTGCTCGAGGAGGCCGCATGATCGCCCTCGTCCTGTGGCTGGCCATGTCGCTGCTGCTCGCATGCGTTGCCGGGCGCTTCATCGGCGTGGGTATGGGTGAGCCGGGGGAGCTGCTGCCTTGACCGAACGCCGACAGCTGATCACCCGCCAGTGGCGCCCTGCCGGCGAGCCCGCGCGCCGGGCTGACGACTTCGCCGAGATTCCGCACCTGGCCATCACCGCGACACCGGCGACGCCAGCCGCTAGGCACCAACCGGACCACCGCGAGATCGGCGCCAGGCTTGAGAACTGGGCACGCTGGGCAACCGAGTCCGAGCGCCAGATTGGTAGCAGCGCCACGGCCAAGATGATCGACCGGGCCAAGCTAGAGGCCGGAATCGTCGAGCCGCGCACCAACGAACGCCGCGCCGTGGATGATGCTGACGCCCTGCTCATCGAGCGCGCGATGCGCCACCTAACCACACAGCACCGCATGCTCCTGTGGTGGTGCTACATTCGTCAGGCGCGGCCAGAAGTCGTATGCCGCAAGATGAGCATCCAGCATAAGCCGGCTACTGTCTTCATCGACCTATTTCGGCAGGCGCAGACGGAGGTAAAAGCTATACTCAGCTTGCCGAAGTAGGAGGTAAATTCATTTCACTCACTAGGAGCTTCAAATGCAACCCATTAGCATTCACATAACCAACCTTTCGAATCTTTCGATGATGGTCGCTGAAGATATCAGCGCGTTGAACAACGTGATCGTCCTAACTAGTGAAATGCCGGAAACTGATGAAAAAAACACGTTGTCTCGAATGATTTTTGCCAATGGGGTTTCGATTCTAGAGACATATCTATTCGAAGTCCTAAACTATGTTGTCTTTGCCAACACTACGGTGATCGAACGCCTGATTTCAGCACCACCGCTCAAGGAGCGCAAACTTGATTTTAAGGAGGTATACAAGAACCCGAATATTGTCGAAGATCAGGTTCGCAGATACTTGTCGGAAACGCTATACCATAAGTTAGATACAGTACGGAAACTCTATCAGGTCGCCGTTGGCGTTGATATTTTTCCTGATGAAGCCTTAAAGCAGCAGCTTCAAGAGCAAATCAAGATTCGCCATGATCTCGTTCATCGGAATGGGCGGAATAAAGCGCAACACTCACTCGCCCACTCGATGAATCTCGTTCGGAACGTACAAAAGGTAACCGCAAGAGTCCACGCAGGGGTTAAGGCTGAGATGATCCGACTGGACACAGCTCAAGAAAAAGCTTCTTGACAGCTGGAAATTTCAGCAGTACATTCCTGCTCACAACTTAATTCCGTCCAGAAATTGACGAGCGATTTCACCAGGGATTTCGCACGTCAGTATGACGCACCGATAGCCCCGCCACTGAGCGGGGCTTTTTCATTTCTGGTTGAAGTTCAGCCCGGCATGAGTGAACGAACCTGTAACGCCGTTTCTTGCATCTGCTTAAGGGCATTTGGAACAAACATCGCGACGGCGTTCCTTGCTTCCCATTGGTGCTTGACATCGCGCAGAGCGCTATATTCCCCGCGAGCTGCTTCGATCACGTCTGAGGTAGCAGCAAATTCGGTCCAAGCGTCCTGACGAAATATGAGCGCCAATTTTCTCACTTCAGCAGCGAATATCAGTTCAGCGAAATCCATCATTCCTCCAAGATTTTTTATCGTGAACCAACAGTAGCACAGTAGTTCAATACCACCCCAAGTGCGACGGATTAACCGAAACCGACTAATCGCATAAGCTCGATAAGCGCAGTCTGCAATGCACTGACGGTCGCATCGATGCACCAGTCACAAAGTACAGCACAAGCAATATGGTGATAGGGAGGGGTTGAGTCTTGTTTCATGGGTTCCATGGATTGGTTGCGGGAGGAATCTCTCCGTTATATGTCGCTCTAAGTTCTCGTTCCTCTGGTGGGATTTCCAACCTGCATGCCTGACCACCTTCAAAGTCTCTCCTCGCTCTGCCCAAGCAGAGCTTTATGGCCCGGCCAGCACCACGCTGCCGGGCCATTTTTTTAACCGGATCCCATGACCGCGACCACATACAAGCCCAAGCTGGCCGCCCAGTTCTGCGCCGCGATCGCGGACGGCAAGAGCATCCGCGCGGTGTGCAAGCTCGAGGGCATGCCGAGCAAGGCGACCGTGTTCCGCTGGCTGCGCGAGCACCCCGAGTTCGAGAAGCTGTACGAGATCGCGACCGACGAGCGCGCCGACACCCTGATCGATGAGATTGTCGAGATCGCGGACAACTGCCGCGTCGACGCCGACTCAATCCGCAAGGCGAAGCTCAGGATTCACGCCCGGGTCGAGCAAGCCCAGCGCATGAAGCCGCGTAAGTACGGCAACAAGATGCAGCTCACCGGAGACGGTGGCGGCCCGGTCCAGCACCAGGTGGCGAAGCTGACCGACGACGAGCTGGACGCCGCGATCGCGAAGGCGGCCGGCGGCGCGCTATGAGCGCGACCAGCCGGGCCGAGAAGGAACTGCTGCTGGCCATGCTGCAGGAGCGCGAGCGCCGCGCCCGGGTCTACCGCTACAGAGCACTGCACCGCAATCTGTACGGCTGGCAGCGCGAGTTCAACGCCAACACCTCGACCCACACGCAGGTGTGTCTCATCGCCGCGAACCGGATTGGCAAGACCTACACCGGGACCTACCTCGATGCGATCCACGCCCTGGGCGACTACCCGGACGACTGGGAGGGCCACACGTTCGGGCATGCGCCGCTCGTCTGGTGCCTGGGCTACTCGGGCGAGAAAACGCGCGACCTGCTGCAGGAGCCGATCGTCGGCCGCAAGGATGGCAGCCAGTTTTCCGGCGGCCTGATCCCTCCCGAACACGTAAAGGGCTACGAGGCAATGTCCGGCACGCCGAACGCACTGCGCACGGTGTACGTCCGCCAGATCGGCGGTGGCGACATCCAGGCCAGCGATGCGGTGATCCAGTTCTGGTCGTACTCGCAAGGCCAGCACGCCCTGATGGGCGACAGCGTCGACTGGTTTCACATCGATGAGGAGCCGCGGGACTCGAACATCTTCCCGCAGGTTCTGACCCGCACTGCAACCGGTGACAAAGGCGCCGGCGGGCGCGGCATCTTGACCTTCACGCCGGAGAACGGCCGTACCGAGCTGGTCATCCAGTTCATGGACACGCCATCGCCGGCGCAGATCTGCATGCAAAAGGGCTGGGACGATGCGCCCCATCTGAGCACGCAGGCCAAAGAGGGGCTGCTGGCCAGCTACCCGGCTCACCAACGCGATATGCGAACGAAAGGAGTTCCGATGCTGGGACACGGACGAATTTACGACCTGGCCGAAGACGCCATTACCTGCGAGCCGTTCGCGATCCCGAAGCATTTCCGCGTCATCGATGGCATGGACTTCGGCTGGGATCACCCTCAAGCGCACGTGCAGTTGGTCTTCGACCCCGAGGGCGACATGTTCTATCTCACGAAGGCCTGGAAGAAGTCGCAGACCAAGCCGATCGAGGCCTGGGGCGCCGTCAAGTCGTGGGCCGAGCACGTGCCCACCGCCTGGCCGTCCGATGGTCTGCAAACGGAGAAGAGCAGCGGCGAGCAGCAAAAAGCGTACTACGAGCAGGCCGGCTTCAACATGCTGCTCGAGCGCGCGACCTGGCCAGACGGCGGCAACGGCGTCGAGGCCGGGCTGTTCGAGATCCGCGATCTAATGATGAGCGGCCGCTTCAAGGTGTTCGCCGGCCTGCGCGACTTCTTCGACGAGTTCCTGCAGTACCACCGCGACGACAAGGGCAAGATCAGCAAGACCCGCGACGACATCCTCGACGCTGTCCGCTATGCCTACATGATGCGGCGCCACGCCATCGCCTATGGCGATATCAGCAAGCCCTGGGGCGGCGCCCTCAATTACCAATCACTGGGAATCGTATGACCAAAATGACCGACGAAGAGCTGCGCAGCGCGGTCGACAGCGAGGTGAGCGAGTCCGCCGCCTGGACTGGCAGCGACCTTGCCGGCGACCGTGAGCGCAACATGGCCTACTACCTCGGCCAACCCATGGGCAATGAGGTCAAAGGCCGCAGCCAAGTCGTGAGCTGGGACGTGTTCGAAGTCGTGGAAAGCGCCCTGCCCGACTTGCTCGAGCCGTTCTTCGCCGGCGACCACATCTGCGAGTTCGAACCAGCAGCGCCTGGTGACGAGGAGTACTGCGAGCAGGCCACCGACGTCATCAACCACCTGATCAAAAAGAAGAACCCAGGCTTCCTGATCTTCAACACCTGGATCAAGGACGGCTTTCTCGCCAAGGTCGGCATCGTGCGGTCGTGGCAAGACGCCACGCGCAAGGTCAAGCGCGAGCGATACCAGGGCATCACTGAGCAACAGCTGGCTACGCTGGCCAACGACCAGAGGATCACAATCGAAACGCACGACGCAGCTGACGATCCAAGCGCGCCCGGCCAGAGTCTGCACGACGTCGAGCTGGTTATCGACCAGGGCCCGGTCGGCATTCGCATTGAAAACGTCGAACCTGGCGCATTCATCCTGTCGCGCCATGCGAAGAAGATGGCCGACGTCACCTGCATTGGAGAGCTGCGCACTTACACGCGCTCTGACCTGGTTGGCATGGGCTTCGACCGCGCGCGCGTCGAGCTGCTGTCGGACTACCAGGCGGCGCCCGATGCATTCGCGCTCGATGCTGACCGCCCGGAGCCAGGCGACACCGGCGACGGCGCCAACCAGCAGCTGACCCTGTTCTTCGGCTTCGTCAAGCTGGACTTCGACGCCGACGGCATCGCCGAGTGGCGCCGCGTGTTCATGGCCGGCAACGACATCCTGGAGAACGAGGAAGTCGATGATCACGAATACAGTCTGTGGTCCCCGATTCTGCTGCCGCATCGCATCATCGGCATGGCCCTGGCTGATCCAGTCGTGTCGATCCAGGACACGAAGACGTCGCTGCAGCGGCAGTACCTCGATTCGCTGTACCTGGCCAACAACCCGACCACGTACGCGATCGACGGCCAGGTCAATCTGGACGACCTGCTGAGCACGCGCATCGGCAAGGTGGTGCGCGTTAAGAGCCAGTTGGCTGCGGGCCCGATGCAGACCTCGCTGGTAGCCAACGAGTCTCTGCAGGGCATCGAGCTGATGAACACGGTCCGCGAGGAACGCATCGGTATCAGCCGCCTGAATCAAGGCCTCGACGCCGACAGTCTCAACAAGACGGCCACCGGCGCCCAGATCGCCAACACCCGCGACCAGAAGCGCGCACTGATGATGCTGCGCGTGTTCGCAGAGACCGGCTGCAAGGACCTGTGCAAGCGCCTGCTGCGCCTGACCTGCGAATACCAGGACAAGCCAGCCACGATCCGCCTGCGCAACGAGTGGGTCGAATATGACCCGCGTGGCTGGTCGAGCGAGATGGACGTGAACATCAACGTGGGCCTGGGGACCGGCGACAAGTCGCAGACGATCCAGTTCCTGGGGATGATGGGCGCCTACTTCCAGCAGGCGGCCACGGTCGGCGTCACCACGCCCGAGAACGTCTACAACCTGGGCAAGATGCTGCTGAAGGCCGGCAACATCCAAGGCGGCGAGACAAAGCTGCTGACCGATCCGAAGACGACACCGCCGGCGCCGCCGCAGGAATCGCCCGAGCAGGTGCTGGCCAAGATGGAACTCGAGCTCGAGGACAAACGCCAGGAGGGCAAGGCCCGCGACGCCGAGTACAAGCGCGAAGCGGACACGGCCACCCTGGCTGCAAACAGTCAGCTCAAGTTGCTCGACCTGCAGCTCAAGGAAAAGGAAGTGCGCATCAAGGAAATCGAGCTGGGCATGAAGCAGATCGAAATGCAGCACAGCATGCGCATGGCAGCCGACCAACAGATGCACGGCCAGGTGCTCGAGCAGCACCAGGCAAATCAACCACAAGAACTGAACGGATACGAATAATGGCAATACTCGCAAACGGCTCCAATGTCACGCTGACCCTGACCGACTACGACAGCGTGACGATCTCGACGCTAGGCGTAGTGGCCTTGGCCGCCGTGTCGGGCCTGGGCGTGGCTGCTGGCAAGATCGCCGAATTCACCGGCGCACGAACTTTCGGCCCGTTCACGGCCGGCTCGCTGTTGATCGCCGCTTCGGTGCGCGATTGCCAGTACGAAGTGGCTGACGGCGTGCGTCCGACCGCGCAATCCGGCGCTGGTGCTGTGGCAGCCATCAGCGGCAGCTATGTGGTCGGCCAAACGCTCACGGCCACCTTCCCGGCTGGCGTCACCGGCACGATCCAGTTCACGCGCACGCTCGCCGCCGCACCGTTCACGAAGACCACTATCAGTGGCGCCGTGGCCAGCGCGGTCAACAGCCTGACGTATCAGGTGCAGTCGGCGGACGCCGGCTACAGCATCGGCGTGGATTGCACGACCGTTCAGGCAGGATCGGGTGGAGTGGTGATCGCTTCATCGGGATCTATGATCGTCCAGCAAGCCTCGAAGTTGCGACCGAACGAGCTGTACAACGGCGGCGGCTCCGGCATCCGTACTTCATACTACAAGTTCGAGCTGGACGGCCCGTTCGACCAAGCGCAGTTCCTCGTGGGCAGCAAGCAAGCCACGGGCACACCGGGCGAGTACAAGGTGCAGCTCGCCGTGACTGACGAGATCGGCATCGACACTACCGCGAAAGCGTGGCTACCTCGGCGCAACGGTGTGACGTACAACGACAGGTCCGAGTTCGGCTGGAAGGACGCCACGTTCGGCGGTGCTACCTCCAAGCGCATCGGCTTTGCTCCGAACGACAACAACAATAGCGTCAAGCACATGAGCACCGACGTGATGAACCTGTCGAGCATTCCCCGCGCCGATGGCAAGCCGGGTAGCATCCTGCTGGTGAAGGTCACACAGATGGACTCGTCAGGGCAGTACCACACAGCGAACAGCGCCGGTAACACATGGGACACCGCCCGCAGCCTCGACAAGTCGTGGTTCCGAGAATGGCGTTCTACCTCGATTGGCTTCGACGCCATCGCCGACCTCTCCAAGCTCCCTACGGACGGGTACAACGGCGGGTACGAGTTCCCCGGTTTCCCGGTCGTCACCTCGGCAGCAAGTACGGTCCCAATGGAAGTGGTGATGTTCACTGGCGACAGCCGCAAGTGCGCCGCATACATGACGTACCTGTACGGTGCCCAATCGCGTATGGCTGCGGCCTCCCTGAGCACCGCTGCGCGCCCTATCAGCACAGTGAACGCTGCAGGTTCAGGTCACGGCCAAGCGCAGTTCCTCGCCATCGCTATGGATATGATTAACGCCGGGGTACGTCCTACGCTGATCCATGTCCCCGGTTTTAGTCAGAACAACTTTGCGAACTTCGCTACGTTCAAGGCCAATCTCGACAGCTTCATGGCGAACGTACGTGCGGTCCCCGGCATGGCGGGTGTGAAGTTCGTGCTAGATACGGACTACTGGGTAACCGGCTACCAAGTGGGCACCTCCTCAGAGAGTGGCCGCTTGCAGTGCGTGGAGTACGCTAAGTCTCTCGCCAATGGCACCACCGTGTTTGTGTTCGATAGCGACGCTATCATCACGGACTACTCCAACCCTGCTGTGCGCGCCTTCAAGGTAGCGTACTACGACTTCGCAGCCAGCCCGACGAAGTTCATCGGTGGCGACGGTGTACACCTCGGCCCTATCGGCTTGGATGCACTCGTCAATGGTGACGGCACCACTCCCGGTTTGCAATCTGTTTATCGCACAGCCTTTGGGATCGCATAAACATGAACTATCTCGGGATCTACAGCACCGCGTGCGACAAGGACTTCCAGAACCGGTGCCGGGTGGCCATGTGGCGCGCCGCTCAGGAAATCACGGACCAGGCGCCGGCGCCGAATTCTCAAGACGTGCGCCGCGACTGGGCGGAACGGGTGCTTCGTGAGGAAGTGAAAATCACCGATCGACAGCTCGCGCTGCAGGTGCTGCGCAATGTCAATATCGCCGACAACCCAGCAGACACGCCCGACCAGGATGTGCAGGCCCAGGTCGATGCAGTTATCAACTCAATTATCGCCATCGGCTGACATGACACCTGCTGAACAAATCGCACGCGGCGAACATGCCAAGCGCCTGCTCGACGACCTCCTGTTCAAAGAGGCGATGCATGAGACCCGCCAGGCTGTCATTGACGCCTGGGCCGCGCTGCCGGTCGAGAACAAGGCCCAGGCCGAGGAACTGAAGCGCCTCTTGTGGGCGGCCAACCAATTCGAAGCTGTATTCGTGTCGCTCATGGGCGGCGCAACCATCCTGCGCGACGAGCTGCTGCGCGCGGAAAGTATGCAAACCAAGGCGGAAGCCACACAACGGAGGATCAATGGCACGTAAAGGACAAACCCCGGCCCAGCCGGTCAAGCAGGAGCCGGTCGACGTGGCCCCGAATATGGACAGCCTGGATTCCGGCGCGCCGGTGGTCGAAAAGGCTGCGCAGCCGCCAGCGGTGGAAACCCTGCTGACACCGCAGCCGGATCTCGAGCCCATCACGGCGACGCCGGAACCGGTCATGCAACCAGAGCAGGAACAGGCGTCCGAGTCGGCCGTCCCTGCCGCCTTCGAACTGGTCCTTCCGCCGGACGAGCCATCGCCTGCCCCAGTGCCGGCGCCCGTGCCGCCCGTCGACGTCGAGCCGCTGGCGGTCTATGCCGCGCGCATCGAAGAAGTTGGACAACCCCTGGCCGTGTGCGAGATCACGCATCCGGACGCGAAGGACGGCGGCCTGCACGTCGGGAAGTACGCCGGCATCCGCCTGGTACGCGGCAACACCCCAGCTGCCCTGCTGTCGGACGGCTCCACCATCTAATTGCCGGGCCGGCAGCGTGCCCTTGAACGCTGCCCGTCGAGTTAGGAATAATCAGGCCAAGCCACCCATTGCGGTGGCTTTGTCGTTTCTGAACTCACACCTCACGGAAATCACATGCACAAACTCCTGAAATACCTGCTCCGCTTCGCAATGCCAATGAACATCGTCGACGGTGACGGTGACGGTGGTGGCAGCGGAGGCGGCGCAATGAGCACCGACAGTTTCGCGGAAATGCTGGGCGGGCCAGCCGAAGACGGACAACCGGATGCAGATCCGGACCCGCAAAGCGGCGACCCCGACCAGGACCCAATCGTGGACCCGGATCCAGATGCAGACCCTGACGCCGATCCTGATGCAAATCCGGATCCCGACGCTGACCCTGCCCCTGATCCCGACGGACAACCTGAAAAGGACCCGGTCGAAGCGTTCCTCGAACTGGAAATTAATGGCGAAAAGGTCAAGCTCACGGCTGACGAGGCCAAAAACGGATATCTGCGCCAACAGGACTACACGCAGAAGGCCCAGCGCCTCGCGCAGGAGCGACAGGAGTGGAATGCGCACGTCGCGCGCCAGGCCGCCGAAGTGCAGCAGTTCAGCCAAGAGATCGGCCAGCTGCAAAGCATCGACGCGGCGCTGCGCGAATACGGCCAGGTCGATTGGGATGGGCTGCGCGAGAGCGACCCTGTCTCGTACGGCATCCACATGGCCGACTTCAACCGTGCCCAGGCCGAGCGCGGCAACATCGAGCGCGCCATCACCACCAAGCAGCAGACGCTGACGGCAGCGCAGCAGCAGGCACAGCAGCAAGCCTTCGCCCAGCAGGCGCAGGAAGCTCAGGCGCACATGGCCGCTCTGGTTCCCGGCTTCGGCAAGGAGCATATCGCCGAGATGAAGGCGCTCGGGCAGAAGGCTGGCTTTACCGAAGCCGAGCTGAGTCAGGTCGCTGACAAACGCATGCTGGAAGTGCTTTGGAAGGCATCGCAGTACGACAAGCAGAAAACCACCACGCAGCAGGCCATCAAGAAGGTGTCGGCGCTCCCTACCAAGGCGAGCAAGCCGGCGCCGGCCGCGAAACCAGCAGCTCAGCTGCACATTGAAAAACAAACCCGCCGTCTCGAGCAAACCGGTAGCGCGAAAGATTTCGCCGCCCTGCTCGGCATGACCAAACGTTAATAGGAAGAAATTACCATGGCACAAACCGCAAACACCTACGCAACCTTCAACAGCACGATCAACCGCGAACAGCTGATGAGCAAGATCTGGAACGTGTCGGTCTCCGAGACCCCGTTCGTGAAGCTCATCGGCAAGGGCAAGGCTGACGGCGTGTTCGACGAATGGAGCACCGACTCATACCGCGCGGCCAAGGCCAACAAGGTCGAGCAGGGTAACAACGCCACTCGTACCCAGCGCACCCCGCCCCTGCGCTACGGTAACCGCACCCAGATTGTCGACGACACTTTCGGCGTGACCGGTACTCAGGAAGCTGTCGAGAAGGCGGGTGGCAAATCGGAATACAACCGCCAGCTGGCCAAGACCATGGTCGAGCTGAAGAAGGACATCGAGTTCGCCTGCCTGCAAAACACGACCGCGATCCCTTCGGCCGCTGGCGTGGCGCCGCAAGCACGTGGCCTGTTTGGCTTCATGAGCGACAACGTGTCGCTGGGCGCCGGTGGCGTTGCCGCCAACCCGCTGACCAACACGGCAGCCGTCGACGGCACGCAGCGCGCGTTCACCGAAACCCTGATGAAGGGCGTTCTGCAGCAGATGTTCGACAACGGCACCGACATGGACAACCTGTACGGCCTGCTGCCGTCCAGCCAGCGCACCGTGTTCGACACCTTCCTGGCGGGCACGACTCGCTTCGACAAGGCTGAAGACAAGGCACTGACCGCCACGTTGGAGATCTACATCGGCCCGTTCGGCCGCGTGAAGACCGTCAACGCGCGCCACATGCGTCAGCGCGAAGTCGCGTTCGTCAACCCGGAATTCCTGGAGCTGGCCATCCTGCGTGAAATGAAGGACACCCCGCTGGGCGTGACCGGCGACACGAAGGACGTGCTGGTGAACTGCGAATTCACCCTGCGTGACTACAACCCGAAGGCTCACGGCGCGGTCCTCGACCTGACCTGATCCATCCCGCTGTAACCAGAAGGGCGCTCTCCGGGGCGCCCTTTTTCTTTTCCGGACACCCATGAAACACATCGTTGAAGCCAGCCAGACCAGCGAACTGTCGATCGACACCGACGCAGACGGCTCCGGCGTAATCCTGCAATCGACCGACGTTTCCGCAGCTCTTCGCCGCAACGAGCGCCTGCGCAGCGCCGGCGCGACCAAGACCAAGGGCGGCGACCACTATGCGGCGTCAATCCCGATCGACCTTCTGAACGCCTGGGCCATGAAGCGTGGCACCACGTGGGAGATCGTCGCTGCTGACAACAAGATGCTCGACCAATTCCTGGCCGAGCACAGCAAGTGCCGCATCTACGAGGGCCGCATCTAATGAACTACGGACAACTGCAACAGGCGATCGCCAACCGGCTCGGGCGCACCAACCTGACTGCGGTGATACCCGATCTAATCGCGCTGGCCGAGCCGCGCCTGTACTTCGGCTTCCGCGACATCGAGGTGTCGGTGGCGCCGCTGCGCGTGCGCGCGATGCTGGCGCGCGAGACCACGTCGCTGGCCGCCCTGCCCGATCGCTTTCTCGCGGTCGACCGCCTGACCGTGCCGACGGAGCGCGAGCCGCTGGCCTACCTGCCGCCGGAGGAATTCGCCAAGCTGAGCCCGACCACCTGCCCGCGCCATTACACGCTGCAGGATGGCGGCATCTCGGTCGAAGGTGGCATGCCTGCGGCCTTCATGCTGTCCTACTACCGGCGCTTCCCGACGCTGTCGGCCGCCGGCGACACGAACTGGCTGCTCGAGCAGTTCCCGAACCTGTACCTGTACTCGACGCTGATCGAGGCCTACGCGCACATCAAGGATGACGCGCGCATCCCGACAGCCGCTCGCATGTACGCCGCTGCCGCCAATGCGCTGATCGATGCCGACATGGCCGAGCGCCACAGCGGCTCAACCCTCACGATTGGAAGCGCACGATGATCCCGCTAACCGGCTTCGCGCCAGACGCCGACAGCACCGTGCCCGGCGTGCTGACGGCATGTACCAACCTGATCCCAACGCTGCGCGGCATGGCCGGCGCGCCGACTGCGATGGATGCCGGCGTGGCCGCGCTGCCCGCTGAGTGTCGTGGCGGGGCCGTGGTGACCCGCCTCGATCGGCTGAACCGCGTCTTCGCCGGCACCCGCACCGCGCTGTATGAGCTGTCGGGCGTCAGCTTCGTCAATCAGTCGCGCAGCGGCGGCTATACCGGCAGCGTCGAAAACCGCTGGCGTTACGCGCAGTTCGGCAACGCCTCGCTGGCGTGCAACGAAACCGAGCAGCTGCAAGTCTCGACCGGTACCGGCACGGCATTCGCGGACATTCCGCAGTCGCCGCGCGCGCGCATCATCGTGACCGCTTCCGGCTTCGTCCTGGCCTTCGCGCTGAATGCGACGTATGTCGGCGGCGACCGGCCCGACGCTTGGGCGTGTTCGCATATTTACGATCACCTGACCTGGGCGCCGGCCAGCAGCAACCAGGCAGCATTCGGCTACCTGCTCAACACCCCCGGCGACATCCGCGCGGCACAGCGCCTGGGCAACGATGTGGTCGCGTACAAGGAAAAGTCCATGTACCTTGGGCGCTACGTCGGCCCGCCGGTGATCTGGCAATGGGACCTGATCGCATCGAACGTTGGCGCCATCAGCGCGGAGTCGGTGATCGATACTGGCACGGCGCACCTGTTCATCGGCGCGAGCGACTTCTACCTGTTCGACGGCTCGCGGCCGCGGCCTATCGGCGCGCCGGTGCGCGAGTGGTTCTTCGCGAACTGCGACGCCACGTACCGGTACCGGATCCGCAGCCACTTCGACCAGGCCAAGAACCTGTGCTGGTGGTTCTACCCGACGCCAGGCTCGGGCGGCGCGCTGACCAGTGCGCTGGTCTACAACCTGAATAACGAGCGCTGGGGTCATGTGTCGCTGCCGATCGAGGCCGTGTTTCAGTACCAGGGCGCGGAAACGAACTACGACAACTGGCCAGCTGACCCGGCGATGACGTTTGAAACAATCCCGGACCTGCCATTCGACTCGCCGGCGCTGGACACCAGTAGCTCGGCGATGGGCGTCGTGGGCCTGGATCACAAGATCAAGACGGTGAACGGTGCAGGCGCCGGCGCCACCCTCATAACAGGGGATTTCGGCGATGACGAGCAGTACACGACGCTCAACCGCGTGACTCCGCGCTTTATCACCCGCCCAGCTGCATCGCGCCTGACGCATTACACGCGCGAATTTGACGGCGACCAGCTGGAAAACCGTGGTGCTGGCGACTTGACCGGTAGCCACTACGACACTCTGGCATCGGGGCGCTATCACCGCGTGCGCATCGATCTGCAGGGTGACTTCGAACTGGTCGGCTTTACGCCGGCACTGACCCCGGACGGTATGGAATGAGCAGGCTATCGAACGACGCGCGGCTGCCGAACGGGAATGACCTTCAGGGCTGGCGCCAGCGCCTCTATGAGCTGGTGCGCGACATCGTAAACCAGGTCAACGGGCTGTCCGAGGGGCGTATCAGCGCATGCACCAACGCCGCGCCAGCGATGCCAGTGACTGGTGTCTACGCGCCGGGCGACTTCGTACGCAACACCGCTCCGGCCGAAGCGGGCCCCGTCGGCAGCAAGTACGTTGTCGAGGGCTGGCTTTGCACTGCGGCACCGACCACCTTTGTGCAAAAACGCTTTTCAACCGGAAACTGACATGCTGCGCGTGATCGAACCGCAATACCTGGCCGCCGAGTGGGATCGCGTGCGCGCTGGCCTCGTCGAGGTCAAGAAAGCCACCACCGACGACTGGCTGCCGGAAGACGTGTACATGGCGCTGCGGCAGGCGCACGCGTCGCTGTACATCGGCACCGGCGCCGACGGCGAGTACTTGGGCTTCGTAGTGATGCGCCTGGTGCCCACCTTCCACGGATCGCGGGCTGACGTCTGGTGCGCGCACTCGGCGACCAGCCGGCCGGCGCTGCGCGCGTTCCTGCCCCACATCAAGGCGATCGCCCGAAACAGCGGCGCGAGCCGTATCGGTTTCTCGTCGGCCCGTCCTGAATGGGCGGCAGCGGCGCGGCGCCTGGGCTTCACCCCGAAACAAGTCTCGTATGAAATCAGCTTATAGGAACCCATCATGAGTGGCGGAACCCCATCGAATACCACCAGCCAGACCACCACCGAGCTGCCAGCTTGGGCGCGCGAGGCATCGCAAGAGCTTCTGATCCGGGGGCAGAATCTCTCCCGTCAAGAAATGCCGGTCTACACGGGCCAGCGCTCGGCCGGCCTGAACGGCATCCAGCAACAGGGCATGAACATGGTGCAGAGCCGGGCCAATAACGGATCGGCCGAGATCAACGCCGGGAGCAGCGCGCTGCAGGGCACGCTCGGCGGCCAGTACCTCGGGCGCGACACCGGTTCCAATCAGTACATGGGCGCGCAGCCGACCGGGCAAAACGCCTACATGGGCGACAACCCGTACCTGCAGCAGTCGATCGACAAGGCCGCCGGCGACATCACGCGCAACTACACGGGCGCCGTGAACTCGACGGATGCCACCATGGCGCGCGCTGGCGCGTTCGGCGGCTCGGCCTGGCAGCAGGCGCAGGAAGGCAATTCACGTAACTTGGCGCAAGGCCTATCCGACTCAGCGACGTCGATGCGCATGCAGAACTACAACCAGAGCGCCGGCTTGGCCGAAAATGCGCTGGGCCGGCAGCAGCAGAACTGGCAGACGAACGCCGGGCTGGCCGATAGCGGACTGGCGCGGAACGAAGCTGCGTTCCAGGCAGAGCGAAATAATCAGATGGGCGGCCTGTCGGCGGCTCTTCAGTACGGCAACCAGGCATATACGGACGCGGCGCAGTTGCAGGGTGCCGGCGAGCTCCAATACGGTGCTGACCAGCAGAAGCTTACCGATCAGCAGGCGCTGTTCAACGAGCGCGCGCAGTCGCCATACAAACAACTCGACGTGCTCGGAAATTCGATCCGCGGCGCGATCGGCAACGGCTCGACTGTCAGTCAGACCGGCCCGGGAGCCAATCCATGGGCTCAGGCTGCAGGCAGCGCCGCAGCCCTCTACGGCATGCTCGGCTAAAAAAGGGAAACACAATGAACGATTGGTGGAAAATGGGTCTTGCTGGCGTCGCTGGTGCCGGCCTCTTGGCAGCAACTGGCGGCGCAGCTGCTGGTGGTCTGGGTAGCCTGCTCGGGTCGAGCGGCGCGGCAGCCGGCACTGCCGGCGCGGGTGCAGCCGGTGCCGCTAGCGTCGGCGCCGCAGGGGCGGCGGGTGCTGGCGCGGCCGGTGCAGGGTCAACTGCCCTCGCTGGTGGAATGCTGGGCGCGGAAACCGCTGGCGCCGCCAATATGGGCACCGGAATGCTCGCGGCAGAAGGTGCTGCGGCGCCGGGTGCCATGGCGTTCGTGTCGCCATCGGTTACCTCGGGCGGCATGCTGGGCGGCGGCGCTGGCACGGGCGGCCTGTCTGGCTCGCTGGCAGGCACGACTGCGGAATACGGCACGCCGGCGATGCTCGCAGATTCCAGCGCTGCCGCCGCAGCAGCACCGCCACCCAGCATGCTCGCACAGGCCGGTGACTACGCAAAAACCGGCATGAAGGCGGCCAGTACCTACGGCTCGGTCAATCGCGCCATGGGCGGCGGCCAGCCGCCAATGCAGGCACCTGCCGGCCGCCCTGTCTTCCAAGGCGAAGCGCCGCAGATTTCCAGCAGCATCGGCAGCATGGGCGGCGGCCAGCAGGCGCCGGATCAAAACGCCGTACTCGCGGCAATCGCACGCCGCCGCCAACGCGGCTTCTAAGGGGATGACATGTTCGAACGAATGAAGGGCATGCTCGCGCTGCCGGAAGACCCGATGCACAACGCGGCCGCACGCCAGGGCCTGCTGACCGCCGGCGCCGCGCTGCTGGGCGGCCGTGGCAACCTGGGCGAAATCCTCGGTGGCGGCCTGCTCGCGGGGTCGCAAGGCTACCAGGGCGGGCTGGCGCAGCAGCAACAGCAGCAGTACCGCCAGGCGCAGACGCAGCAGGTCGAAATGGAGAACAAGCGCCTGCAGGCAGCGGCCGACGAGCCGATGCAGTTGCAGCGCATCCTGTCGGGCGGTCAGTCCGCGCCGATAGCGCCGCCGGGCAGCCTGCCGCGTCTCGGTGGTGCGCCAGCTTCCGGCGCATCGTTCGGCGCCGCCCCAGCGCCTGGATCGATCGCGCCACAGGCCCCCGCCGACCAGTACGTCACGCTGATGGGCTATGCCGAGCGCCTGACGCAGGCCGGCCGCGTGGCGCAGGCGAAGCCGTACTACGACATGGCCGAGAAGCTGCGCCCGAAGCTGATGAAGCAAGAGGCGCGCATGGTCGACGGCCAGCGCGTCATGGCCAACGTCTTCGAAGACGGCCGCACCGAGCGCGTCGACGGCTTCGCACCGGATGCCGAGAAACTGAACTTCCAGAACACCGGCGGCAGCACCGTGGCGCTCGATCCGTTCACTGGCAAGCCGGTCAACACGATCCGCAACTCGCAATCGCCTGACTCGGTGGCGAGCGTGGCGCAGCAAGAGCGCAGCTCGCGGCGAGCGGATGAGCGTGCACGTGACGCACTCGGCCAGGGGAAAACGCCAGTCGGCTATCGCTGGACCGCTGATGGGAAATCGCTCGAAGCGATCCCGGGCGGCCCTGTCATGGCGAAGACCACCGAAGTGCAGCAGAAGGTCAGTGATGCGCAATCGGTCATCGAGCTGCTCGACGTGGCCCGGCCGCTGATCGGCAAGTCGACAAGCAGCTACGGCGGCGCGGCGGTCGACCAGGTCGCGCGCGTGTTCGGCGCCAGCACCGAAGGCAGCGCTGCAGCGGCGCAACTCAAGGCGCTGGAAGGTTCGCTCGTGTCGAAGATGCCGAAGATGTCCGGCCCTCAGTCTGACAAGGACGTGCTGCTCTACAAGCAGATGGCCGGCCAGATCGGCGACGTGACGATTCCGGCAGAAAACAAGATGGCAGCCATGCAGGTGATCGAGGAAATCAACCGCCGCTACCTCAACCAGGTGCAGGCGAAAAAGGTTCCATCGGTAGCGGAACTGCCGAAGAAGGCCGCGCCCACGCAGGCCTACGCCGACGCTGAAAAAGAGCGGCGCTACCAGGAATTTAAACGGAGCCAAGGAAAATGACCGAGCAAGAAGAGTTCGAATTCCGCGCGCGCATGGAAGCTGAGTCGGCAGCGCGCGCACCGAAGCCAGCGGCGGCCCCTGCGCCTGCCCCTGTGCCATCGAAGCCATTCGGCCAACAGCTGAACGACTCGATTGCCGACGTGCCTCGCCAGATCGGCCTGACCGCGCGTCACGGACTGGAAGGCGTCGGCGACGTGTTCGATACCTTCGTCGGCAACCCTGTGCGCACGCTTACCAGCCCGATCTGGGGCAATAAGCCAACCGCACGCACCGGCGCCGCGCTGGCTGACCTGGCACGGCTTCCGCAGCCACGCACCGCTACCGAGCGGATTGTCGGTGACGCGACGCGCATGGTGGCTGGCGGCGCTGGCACGCTCGGCGCTGCGGCGAAGGGGGCGCAGCGCCTGACAGGCATTGCTCAGCGCGTAGCGAGCACGCTGGCGGCTAATCCGGTGCAGCAGCTGGCCTCAGCCGGCGCTGCCGGTGCTGCCGGCGGCTACACGCGCGAGACTGGCGGCAACGATGGCGCGCAGCTTGCGGCATCGCTGGCGGCCGGCGTCGCCACGCCTTTCGCTGTCAACAAGACAGCCGGCCTGGCCAGCCGCCTGAACCGCCGCGCCCTGCCGCAGGACCCGCAGCAGATCAACATCACGATCAACAACGCGATCGAGCAGTCAGGCCTGAAGTTGCACGAGCTGCCGCCGCGGGTGGCGCAAAGCATCCGCGACGACGTGGCCAAGGCCTTCCGCACGACCGATCAGGTGTCGCCCGACGCGGTGCGCCGCCTGGCCGATTACCGCCTGACCAACCTGACGCCGACGGCCGCCGGCCTGACGCTCGATCCGGCCGTGGTCACGCAGCAGAAGAACCTGGCCAAGCTGGGCATGAACAGCAAGGACTCGACCGCGCAGTTCCTCGGCCAAACCGAGAACCGCAACAACCAGCTGCTGAAGAATGGCCTCAACGACTTGGGCGCCGGCGCGGCGGACGATGCCTACGCCGGCGGCGAGCGGGTCATCGGTGCGCTCGAGCGCCGCAACGAACGAGCCACCGACGTCATCGGCCGGCTGTACGACCGCGCGCGCGACTCGAACGGCCGCAGCGCGGCGCTGGACCCGCACGCATTCACCCAGCGCGCCGGCAACCTGCTGCACGAGGCCAACGTCGAATCGTTCCTGGTGCCGGACATCCGAAACAAGCTCAACGGCTTCGCTGACGGTTCGATCCCGCTGACGGTCGAGATCGCCGAGCAGTTCAAGACGAACATCGGCCGCCTGCAGCGCAGCAGCGCCGATGGCAACGTGCGTTTCGCCCTGGGTGCGGTGCGGCAGGCGCTGGACGAAACGCCGCTGCTGGCACAGCGCGCGCCGGCCGCAGCAGTCGGCGGTAACCAGTTGGCCACGCCGGGTGGACTGACCAGCGGCCAGCCAGGCCAAGAACTCGGCCAGAGTGCGATCAACGCGTTCAACAAGGCGCGGCGCGTCAATCGCATGTGGATGCAGACCGTCGAGCGCACGCCGGCGCTGCAGGCTGTGCGCGATGGTGTCGAGCCTGACAAGTTCGTGCAGCAGTTCATCGTCGGCGCCGGCAAGGATGCCAGCTTCTCCGGGGTAGCGCAGCTCAAGCACTCGATCAAGGCAAATCCGGTGGCCATGCAGTCCGTGCGCGACCAGATCCTGGGGCACCTGAAGAGCAAGGCGTTGGGCGGTATGCCTGACGAGACCGGCAACTTCGGCAGCGCGGCGTACGTCAAGGCACTGGAGGCGATCGGCGAGCGCAAGCTGCGCCTGTTCTTCCAGCCTTCCGAGATCCAGAAGATGCAGGCGCTGGGCCGCGTGGCGCGGTATGAGCAGTTCCAGCCAGCCGGCGCCGCAGTCAACAACCCAAATACGGCAGGAGCAATCGGCGGCCTGTTCGAGCGCTACTTGGGGAATATCCCGGTGGCCGGCCCGCTGGCGCGCCAGTACCTTGCCGAGCCGGTGCAGAACATTCGCGTGGGCATGCAGTCCGGACGCTCGCTCGATGTGCCGCGCACGCTGGCCCTGCCTGGGGCGACGCAGCGGCAGCCGGTGGGCATGCTCGCATCGCCCGCGCTGTTCTCGTCGCAGGACGAGGAAGAAGAAGCGCGGCGCCGCCTACTTTCGCCGTGAGGCCCACCAGGCGTTGAAGACAAACGCCAGCGCGGCGCCGAGAGCGATCGGATCGAAAGACATTTTTAGCCCTATTCACAGCCCGCCTCGTGCGGGCTTTTTGTTACCTGGAGCATAACATGCCAGTACCATCAAGCATTACCGACCTTAGCCGCATCCCATCGGACAACAGCCCGCAAGGCACCGAGGCGGCTAGAGGCACGATCGACGACTATTTCCGTGCGCACGCGGCGTTCATTCGCCAGGTGTCCGACTTGGTCGGCGGCCCGACCGTCGTTCTGCCGTCGGCTGCCATGGTCAACATCGGCTTTTCCTCATCGTCCAACGTCCTGATCACAGGCACCACGGCAATAACGTCGTTCGACAACGTGCCCGATGGCGTCGTGCGCTGGGTGACGTTCAACGGTGCGCTGGCACTGGTGCACAGCAACGCGCTGCAGCTCCCGGGCCTGGCCAACATCAGCACCGCTGCCGGCGATGCCGCGATGTTCAAGAGCCTGGGTGGCGGCAACTGGAAGTGCCTGAGCTTCATGCCTGTGCTGATCCGGTATCCAGCCTCGGGTCTGCTGCTGTCCGACGCCTCGCCGGTCAGCATTGCCCAGGGCGGCACGGCGTCGATCAACATCGCTGGCGCCCGCGCGAATCTCGGCCTAGGCAATGTCAACAATACCAGCGACGCGGATAAACCAATCTCCACTGCACAGAATGCGGCTATCGCGGGGAAAGTGTCCAAGGCGGGCGACGTCATGACTGGCTCGCTCGACTTCAACAACAACGTCGGCTTGTACTCTCGCGATGCCGGCAACGTGCTCCGTCAGCTACTGCTGCTGGCAAACGACAACAACGTCTATTTCACCAACGGTGGAGGTGGATCGATCAATTACATGAGCCGCGGCGGCTCGAAAATCGCAGGACTCACCGACGCTGGCGCCTTTACGGCAACTAGCGTCACCGAGACGTCGGACGAGCGCAAGAAGAAGGCGTGGCAGCGCGTGCCGCATGACCTGATCGAGCGCCTGGCCGGAATACGGAAGTCTGGCCTCTTCACCTGGAAGCGCGGCGGTGCGCGCGGCCTGGGCGTGGGCGCGCAGTCGCTCGAGCAAATCCTGCCGGACGCAGTGCACACCGACGAGCGCGGCGCCAAGTCGGTGCAGTACGGCGCAGCCTCGATGGTAGTCGTCGTCGAGTTGGCGCGCGCCGTGGTCGACCTGCGCGCGCGCCTGGTCGAGCTGGAGGCGCGATGACGCTACCGACCTCGGGCCCGATCAGCATCGGCATGGTGGCCGCCGAACTGGGCATCGGTCTACCACTCTCCCTTGGTGATCCTCGTGTGCGCGCACTGGCCGGCGTGCCTTCGGGCCCAATCAGCCTGGGCCAGCTACGCGGAAAAAGCGCCGTCGCGCCGCTGACGGTGACGGCGGCAAACTCGTACGGCAGCGCAGATACGCAGTTCGGCCCCGGCTTGGTCAGCTGCAACCCAGGCGTCAGCATCGCTGGCGGCACCGATCCGAAGACATTCGCATGGTCGATTTTGAGCAACCCACGCCCCGTAACCGTCAACCTCAGCAGCGGCCCAGCTGTAACAGCGCAGTTCGCTTATACCAAAAACGCGGCAGGCTCTGCCGAAGTGATGTTGCGTTGCACTGTCACCGATGGAGCAGGAACGCAGCGCAGCGTCGACGTGATTGGCGCGCTCGAATGGGGCGGCAACCTGTAGCGCCCACAGCACCACACAACCGCCTTCGGGCGGTTTTTTTATGGCCGATCGGCCAACAATCGAAAGGAAACTCATGTTTGAAAAACCTCCACATCAACCCCTGCCCGTCGGTGAATGGGCCAGCGCCATTACCTGGGGCTGGATCGTGTTTCTGTCCATCCTGGGTGGCCTCGCCGCCTTTGTCCGGAAGATGCGCGACCAGCAGGCCCGTGCCTGGAACTTGGCCGAGCTTATTGGCGAGATCGTGATCTCCGGCTTGGCCGGCGTGATCGTTGCCCACCTCTGCCAGTGGCAGCAATTTCCGGAACCTCTGATGTATGCGCTGACCGGCATCGGTGCGCACATGGGCAGCCGTGCGCTATTCAAATTGGAAGGGCTACTCGACGCTAAGTTCCCTGCCGCAATCAAGGAGCCGACTGATGAAAGCCACTGAAATGAAAACGTCAGGCGCCGGTCGCGCGCTGATTCGTAAATTCGAGGGCTTCCGCAAGCAAGCCTACCTCTGCCCTGCCGGCGTCTGGACGATTGGCTACGGCCACACCAGGGGCGTCAAGAAGGGCGATACCTGCACTGTGCAACAGGCTGATGTGTGGCTCACCGAAGACCTCGAGGACGCCGAGGCAGCAGTGGCCATGCTAGTTAAGTCGCCACTGACACAAGGCCAGTTCGACGCCCTTGCTTCGTTCACGTTCAACCTGGGCACGCGCCGCCTCGCTGAATCGACGCTGCTGATCCTGGTGAACAGGGGCAGCTACCGCGCCGCCGCGGCGCAGCTGGGGCGCTGGGTCAATGCCGGTGGCCAGAAGCTTAAGGGCCTGGTTGACCGGCGCGCTGCAGAAACCGAGATGTTCCTCGCCGGCGTGCCGGCATGAATTACCGAAAAACGAAAGGATGACCCATGGCACTTGCTGCTTTTATCCCCCTCCTCGGCACCCTGTTCGATCGCATCCTGCCCGACCCACAAGCTGCTGCTGATGCCAAGATCAAGGTCATGGAAATGGCCCAGCGCGGCGAGCTCGCCCAACTGGATGCCGATCTGAAGATGGCCACCGGCCAGATCGAAGTCAACCGCGTCGAAGCCGCGCACCAGTCGCTGTTCGTTGCTGGCTGGCGCCCCGCGATTGGCTGGGTGTGTGGTGCGGCTTTCGCCTTCAAGTTCGTTGTCGGTCCGTCTGCGGTCATTCTGATGGCAATGGCGGGGCATCCGATCGTGCTGCCAGAGTTCGACTTCAGCGAAATGAGCACCATTCTGCTCGGGATGCTCGGCCTGGGCGGTCTGCGCACGGTGGAGAAAATCAAGAGGGTCGCATGATGCAATTCGACATCAATACCATTACGCCCGGCGGCGGTGGCCACGTCCTGACCGTTCACCAGGAGCACAAGGACCGGCTGCCCCAACTAGTCGTCATCGCGGGGGAGGCATGTCACTCGCATGCGATTGAGGCGATGATGGAGCGGCTAATGGGTGAGTCGCTGGAAATTACATAAACGATGGTGTAAGTCCTTGATAAAAGCCATGAAAAGGTGCCAGATTGTTGGTGTTTCAAAAGGCCTATACGCGCCCTAACACACTGATTTAAAAGAGCATTCCATCATTTCGAAACATGTTTCAGATGTAATAACTTGCTTCAAGCTTCGCGTCACCGATCCCGGATTGCTATATTCCGCTTATCCGCTTACGGATCTGGAGACGACCATGAAATCCCCGCTTATTCTTGCAGCCCTGATCGC